TCTGCTTGTAGTTCCTGTTTTTTAAATTCTACTTCCAGACGATCGACTTCAGCTTGGATTGCAGGCCAGCGGTTCTTTGCAAACCAGTCTCGAAACAAAACGCCTTCTGCTGGAGCGCCTTGAGGGAAGATACGGAGATTACCTAATTCGTCCAGGTCTCTCAGCGGTTCACCTGTTTTAGGGTCTAAAGTTTTAAACAAACCTTCAAGTGTTTCTAACGCTTTGACACGACCTTGAATGCCTACCAATTTAGGAAGATGAGTTGTAACAACCCTTTGGAACTCCTCAGGGTCTGCATAACTCATAGCGTAAGTACTACGCTCAACAGTCATTTCATCTGCAATTTTCTGACGCTTACGACGAGTTTCAGCAAACTTAGCTGAGTCTGCAGTGTCAGCGTACTTAGTAATATAAGGAGCAACAAGGCTGGTCGAAAAATTCGACAACTCGCCCATTGCTCCGATAATTATATTACGGAACTCACCTGTATAGAGCTGCTCTTCTTCGGGAGTCAGTGCTCTACCAAGTTCCTTCTGTTTAGCGTCCAGATAACCATTACGGTCATCTTCGTAGTGAAACTTCCAATACTCTACTTGCTGCGCTTCAGTCATATCGACTGCAAGAGCATCGCTGTTTGCAGTCATCTCTGCTGCGATAACAGGGTCACCGCCTTGTGCAACGTGTTGTTGTAAAGCGGTTTGCTTTTGCATGTCTAGTAGAGCCAAGTTATACTTGTCTACTTGTTTAGCTAAAGCATTTTCGCCGCTCATCCCAGCTTGAGCAGCCCGGACAACTTCTGCCTTTTTATCTTCTTCGTAGATTTTGGTAACAGTGTCAGCCGCAGTTTTACTGAGGCTAGAAACGCTTTCAAAAATTGTGGCTCGTGCTTTTGAATCAGCGTTAAACTGTTCTACATCACGTTGAGCCTGCTGCTGAAGACCGCGTATCTGACGCTGATCATTCTGAGTAGCAATCTCATAATTACGTTGCTCAGCGCGTCTAGTATATTCATCATTTTCCTTCATTTGACGAAGGAAGTTTTGACGTGCTTCAATTTCAGCATTAGCAACTGTCCGCATACCTTGTAGAGTACGGTCAGCTTCTTCCTGTTGCCGCCTAAGGGCGGAGTCATCTGTTCGTTGTGGTCTGTAACCACTAGCCCTTGCGGCTCGTTGATACTGTACTCTTGCCATAATTAGAGAACCCCGTGTGCTTTACCGACCATAAGTCCCTGAGAAATAGAGGAAGCACCGCTAGCAATACCAGACATAATAGGTGCAAACGTGCTCTGCCTAATAGGTGCAGGGATGTAGTCTGCAGTAGCCAGCATAGGCTCAACAAAGATACGCTCCGGTGGAGGAATCGGTGAAGGAATATCAGGCAGACGCTCAGGTTTGATCATCATAGCAGCCTTAGCTTTGATGTCATCTGCGTATCTGCTGAGTTCAATATCCCTCATGTTTCGCTCAGATTGTTGACCAGCACTGATAAGGCTAGCACGTAGGATAGCAGAGTTTCGACCTAAATCTGCTACAGTAGCTTGGATAGCTTTTGCACGTGAACCACCAGCTTGCATTAAACTGGCTTGACCTTCTCTCTGCAAACTTTCGATCAACATGCCTTCACGTTGGAAAGCATCTTGAACCATGATTTCATTAAGAGAAGCTTGTTCAGATTCTTGTGCTTGACGTGCAGCAATACTGTTGTAAACTAATTGCTGCTCAGTATTTTCAACAGAACCTAAATACTGCTTAGCAGCTTGTAGATACTGAAAGTCCTGAATTTCAGATTGGTACTGCCAACTTTTAACAGCAGTTTCCCATTCGTATGCACGTTGCCGTTTGTAATTTTCTTTATCGGCTTCGTGTACTCGTTTGTTGTATTCGTTTTGGCGAGCAGCAGCGGCTTCAGCAGCCTTTTTCTGTGCTTCATAGTTGGCTTGAGCTTGGCTGTTAGCTGCCCCCGCTGCTTGAGATTGTGAAACACCGCCAGCAACAGAAGCGACTGCACTAACAGCCCCTAGGCCGATGGCCCATGCAATAGGCATAGTTAAGACCTCCTATAGAATCGTGGAGTATAGTTACCTTCCCACATCATCGACACCAACGATACAGGATATGGAAAATCACTTGTCACTTTAAGTTCAAAATTAGTATTGCGTTGATGGATAGGGACAATAAACTGTCGCTCACTCTTGACAGGATTGCTATCGGCGGAGTAGTAGTTAGCATCAGCAGTGTGTTGAACATTTCGCCACTCGTTAGAACCTTGGGCTTTCAGTTTAAACGTCACTGCACCTGTCCTACCTACAGAGAACTTAGCTCTGGAGACAGTCAAAGCAGCGGTAAAATCAGTAGTGTTAGCGTCCCGTCGGAAGTAGAACCTAGGGATAACGGCTTCAAAGTCATAAGGATAACCCACAACAATGCCATCAGCATAGTTAGTGAAGTTACCTTTTACTTCGAAGTACCGATAATTGGTACCACTTTCTGTACGTTCGTATGCAGTTGCATAATAACCAGCATCAGCTTCGATCTCCGCAGTTGTCCCATCATCAGCGGTGGGTACAGTAAGGAGCATCATTGCGTTAGTCTGGTCAAACGGAGTAAACGGTACGTAGATCTTAGTTACGTCGTTTGTCTCGTCGTATACAACGGCGTCTACGGTGCCTGGATCGGGCGAGACGGGTCGTGTAGCCATGTCTAGGCATGGATTACCCTGGATGCCCGTAGCGGTCGCTACAACGTCTCCTGTGGGGATCTCATCAAGGGTGATAGAACCAATGGTGTATTCATCCTCGTGCTGAGAGACAACAATAACAGAGTCATTGAGGATTTTAGCAGTTTGGATAGTACCAGGAAGTTCCCACTTAGTCCACGCTTGGAATAGATCTTTTTCTCCGTTGTTGTAATAACGATAGAGATAAAGGTAAGAAGTGTCCCTGTCAATCAGCATAATCACTGAGTTCTGGGGGCTAACCGTAAGGTTATCCACAGTGTCAGGAATCCACTCAAGTACCACTTTACTGATGTCAACCACGATAGGTGGCTGTTCAACGTCACGTAGTTGCAGGGTAAACAGCTTACTGTAACCCGACACATTACTGACGAATGCAGCAGTAGTACCTACGTCAACAGGAGTAATGTTCGTGTTCATCTCATAGTTAGAGAGTGAACGAACAATTGTGGTAGTAGGAGTCAACGTGCTTCCATCAGTGGTAAACACCTGGAATTGTTGACGCTCCGAGAACACCATTAAACCTTGAGGAGAAGGTAGCACATCAGACAAAGTAACAGGTCTGACGCTAGCCACGTTCAAATCAATCGGATCTGAGTCAATCTGTGTAAGAGCTGACTTAACAAAAAAGTTATAGGGATCGTTAGCAACACTAAAGTTAATGTTGTCCGTGGATAGGAATCCGAGTCGGTTATTATAAAAGAAAGTAGAAGTAATAGGATCCCCAATAAAAGCAGGTATAGGGCTAGTATCATCGTCCCCGGCTTCCCTTGCGCTCCAATCAATAGCATCAAAAGTAAAGGTAGTAGCACCAGTGTTAGCCAGTTCATGCGGCATGGTATCAGCATCAAAACCAGCAGACACATCACGTGCTAAAGTTTCTTCCCAGAAACCACGTCCCCTATTTAAGGTAGTATCGTAAGCAACAAACACAACATAATAATCATCCTCAGCACTATCACTGTTAAGGACTTTTACGTTGTGACCTCCAAAGGATTCCAAAGGAAGTTTGGAAACATTTGTTACTTGATCTTCAAAAACTTCAATAGCTGTGTTACTGATACCACCTCTAACATCAATTTCAAAGGCTAGAGGTGTACCACCAGGAGTGCTGTAGTCCGTGACAACTCCATTAGTTTCATTAGTTCTACGGATAACAAGACTATTGTTGTAGCCTTCTAAATACCACCTACCATTAAAGTCAGCGTTTGATGCAGCCTGCTGGGTTTCAATCAGATCCTTGATACCATCAATAAGGTGGTGATCGGGTACATCTTCTGAAGCACCAGCAGTGTACAACAACATGTCATCAAATGTTGTAGCAGACTGAGCGGTTACTGTGTCGGATACATTTTGAAGAGTAACAGTGTATTCATCACCACTAGTTAGTGTAAGCAATTTAATAGTAGCAACAGAGTTAGCTACAAACGTACCAGCCGCTGCCATAGCAGTATCGACAGTACGGTTAGTGATGATAGTAGTATCTTGAATGCTACGGAAGTGGTAGTCATTCTGTTGAGTGCCAGTTAGGTAACCGGTTGCATTATTGGTAACAGTACAGAAGGTGCCATCAGCAGCAGTCCAGACAAAAATGTCAGTGCCTTTAATAGCACCAATGTACGAACCTGCTGCACCACGTTCAATAAAGAACCAAGCAGAATCTTCCAACTCGGTCTCAGTAAATGCATCGCCATTAGCCTTTCTCAAGACACTGGTGAACTGCATACCAGGGCGCTTCAGGAGACCGTAGGTAGGATCAGGGTAACCGTTGACACACTCAGTAAGTTGACCTTCTAATTTTTTGTCGTCATTTTGTCGGGATACACCGCCTAGAAAGTTCGGTGTCAGTTGAGTTACTGCTGGCATTAGCGATACAGTGTGTGATAAGGTTGATAGCTTTGGTAATAATTCATCCCTTCTGGGCTACCAAAGAAGGTAAAGTCCCCTTGGTTACACTCATACTCAAGCGCCATAGAACGTGCAAACGCTTCTTTCTGTTGAAGCATTTGGTACTGATTGGGATCACCAATGATACGGCTAGACACAATGCTAGCAGCACGTGCTACGATGAACGCTTGGACGGGTTCAGGAATACTTGCCCAGTCCCATTCCCAGATAACATCTACGTAGACAGTTTCATCTGTCCACTTATAGGAGTGGGTAGTACGGTTGTAGAGTTTACCTCCACGATTCACACTATCCCGATTCAGGTTGATAGACTTACCCGTGCTAAGGTCCATCTGTAGGACGTTATTAGGGATCTGAATTTCGTCGTTAGAATCAGGTGTAATAGGATAGCTATATTCTTTATTGAAAGTCCAGCCTTCTGCCTGTACTTCGCGGGACACTTCTCTCAGGGTGTTGAGTGCAATCGCAACGTCCGGGTTGGTTTGGGTTTCAACTCTACTTGTCACAATAGATTGAGTCAGGGCACGCTCAGCTACAAGTTGTGAGATGTTCACAGTGTAGCGATACGTAACAGGAGTGGTGGATTGTTCGACCCCAGCAGTAGCAATAGAGGTACCACTAGCAACACCTGTACCACCAATGTACGTACCAACAGGGATGTTAGCAGTCTCAGTAGTAAGGGTTGTACCTGCAGCAGCGGGGCTACCCAGGTTGTCGATACGTCCACGGAAACGACTCACCTCATTGATAACAAGAGTCTCTTCAGTTGTCAACGTAGTAACAGGAGCCTGACCAACTGACGCCAGGATCTGATTAACAGCTTGTAGCTCAGTGTTGGAGCCAGTAGTAGGAAAAGGCATTGATTCTTATTCTCAATAAAGAAATAAAAAAAAGGAGCCCCCGAAGGAGCTCCCGAAAAGATAACTAATTATCAGGCGTCGTTAGCAGGATAAGAAGTACCGAAGGCAGCAGGTGCAGTGCTGGTAGCATGAAGCTCAACAGCAGCAGCAGGATTCAGGAAGTCAGCGCCCATGGCGAGACGACCCAGGATCACATCGCCCTGGTAGATCACAGAAACGTCACCGCTGGTCACTTGGACCTGAGGAGAAATAGCTTCCACACAGCCAGCAGCTTCACGCTGGAAGATCAGACCGCAGGAAGTGTTGAATTGACCTTCAACAGTTTCGTTGGCGTCATCACCATCGGTGATTTCACCATAGTGGTTGCCACCAGTTTCAGCCTTGGTAGCACGCTCCATGTCAACACCCACGAAGTCACCACGGTTGCCAGGATCGGTATCACCGGAAGCCAGGTTGCCGTAGTCCACACCGTACTTATTGAAGAACGGAATGTTCATGGACTTGTAGATCTTGATACCAGCGATGGAGACCACGCCCTGACCGCTTTGCAGTGCAGTGCCGGTTTCATCGCGGTTGATCAGACCGTTGCTGCCAATCTCTTGGATCAGAGCATAGTACTGACGGGGGTTCAGAACACCCACACGACCGTCGGTGCTAACACCCTTCTCGTCCATTGCAGCAGCAGCGTCGTAGAAGGCGTTGATCAGGTTGGTTGCACTGTAGGCGTCAGACAGAGCGCCAGTACCAGTACCGACCTGGACCTGAGTACCACCCGGCTCTTCAAAACCATCCTTGCTCACAGGAGAAGACTGACGTGCACCCTTAGCGATAGCACGGAAGATCAGACGGTCATACTTTTCTGCGAGAGCATAACCAATCTTACGAGAGATTTCGCTACGCAGGTCGTAAT